TTACCTACTGGATCTGTCGAAGTAGTATTTGATTATTTTTCTCATGGACCTGGAGATTATTTTTCAGTTGATTCTTATATTGGATCTGGCATTAAATATGAAAATTTCCCAAAATACGGAATGATGTCTTCTAGAGATGTATTAGATTTTAGACCCAGAATTGACTCTTCTGGAACATTCAATATTAATCTTGGCGCAGTTTTATCAGAACTTCCAAAACGTGGTGATAATGCAGAGTTAGATCTTTCCTACTATCTGTTTAGAAAAGATAAAATTTCTATTGACTTTAGAGGAAAGTTTTTCGCAACTAAAGGAATACCTTCGTTGTTCCCTATAGAGCCAGAAACACCACAAAATGCTATGTTATTGTATGGTGTCAATTTACTCCCATATACTTATACAACACAAACTCCAGATGTTAGTCTTATACCAGTTGATAATAAACGCTATACAATGCGTGATATTGGTAAGTTGGAAAAACGTATTGACAATCTTGAATATTATACAACACTTAATATGTTGGAAACTGAAACTGCTAATTCTAAAATTACAGATGAGAATGGTTTAGATAGATTTAAAAATGGATTTTTAGTTGACAGTTTTTCTGGACACGGTATAGGGAATGCAGAGGATCCAGATTATAAGTGCTCTATTGATGTAGAAAATCAAGAACTTCGTCCGTTTTTTAGAATGGAAAATGTTAACTTAGTTGAGCGTGCATCAAATGATGGACAAAGAACTCTTAATAATTACCAGGCGACTGGTGATATTATAACTCTTCCTTATACAGAACAGGCATTTATCAAGCAAAATATATCTTCTAGAACAGAAAATGTAAATCCATTTGCTGTGTTTACATTTATTGGAAGAATTGATTTAAATCCGTCATCAGATGATTGGTTTGAAGTTGAACGTAGACCTGATATTATTGTAAACGTAGAAGGAAACTTTAACACAGTAAAAACACTTGCTGAAAAAGCAGGAGTTTTAGGAACTGTTTGGAATTCTTGGCAGACACAATGGACTGGCGCCCCAAGAGGCAGTGGACTACAAACATTTGTGGCTGATCGTCGTTGGGGTGACGGAGGCGCATCTTTAGATGCAAATTTTGGATTGGGACCAGAGGCGCCAGGCTGGGCTCGTCGAGTAGTTACAGCTGAAGTTATTGCTAGAGACGTTGGTCAAACAAGATCTGGAACAAAAACTACAGTTGCTGTTCAAATCGATCGCCGTTTAGTAGCGGATAGAGTTTTATCCACAGCTGTTCTTCCTTATATTAGAAGTAGAAATGTTTTATTTCAGGTCACTGGTCTAAAACCATCTACAAAATTTTATACGTTTTTTGATTCAGCTGCAGTTTCAAAGTACATAACACCAGCAACTAAAATATCTTTTGATGAAGTTACTGGGTTTAGTACAGAATTTGATCCAAAGAAAAATGCTGGAGCTACTTCCAGTGATCCTGCCAGAAGATTAGCTGGAGATCCAGCAGATACTCCGCAGGTTGGTTTAAATCGCGGTGATGTTATTACTGGTCAAATCTCAGGTGCTACTGCTGTTGTAGTCGGCACAGAGTTAAGCAATGAAACTGGAGCACGCGCAATATATGTGTTAAACATAAAAGGTGTTTTTCAAGTTAATGAAGTTATTGTTGGAAATATATCTGGAGCTCGCGGTAAAATTAATGCTTCTGTTATACCTAAAGTGCAGGGAGATCAATTAGTAACAAACTTCAATGGTTCTTTATTTGGTCTGTTCAATATTCCAAATACAGAAGCTGTTCGTTTTAGAACAGGAACTAGAGAGTTTAGACTAGCAGATACAACTGGTTATGAAGATGACTATAACTCATATGCTGTTGCTGATTATAAAGCAGAGGGTATTTTACAGGTTAAACAGGCTACTATTGAAGCAGTTAGAAATGGTATAATTGCTGAAGAAACAGTTCAAGAATCTAGAACTATAGTGGAAACAACTGGTCGTGTAGTTAGTGATACTGGATGGTATGACCCTCTTGCGCAAACATTCTTAGTTCAGCAAAAGGGAGGAGCATTTTTAACTTCTGTTGATCTTTTCTTTGCAACTAAAGACGCAAATATTCCAGTTAAGATTGAGATCAGAGAAGTTGTTAACGGATATCCTGGTAAAAAAATTCTTCCATTTAGTCAGGTAGTTAAAAATCCTGAAGATGTAAAAATTTCTACGAGAAAAGTAACTATACCTGCGATGAACAATAAAATTGCTTCCGCGCCAGATATAGCAACTAAATTTACATTCCCAAGTCCAGTGTATGTTCAAGACGGGACGGAATACTGTATTGTTATTATATCTGATTCTAACAATTACAATGTTTGGGTTTCTCATCTTGGCGATAAAATTCCTGGAACAGATCGTTTTGTTTCTGAACAGCCATATCAGGGTGTGTTCTTTAAGTCACAAAATGCATCAACCTGGACACCAGATGATTATAAAGATCTTTGCTTTATTATCCATCGTGCTAAATTTAATACTGCTGTAACTGGTCGTGTTGAGTTCACAAATGATGTTCTACCTAAAACAAGATTAGATGTTAATCCTATTCAAACTACCAATGGTAGTTCTATGATTAGAGTTTATCACGATAATCATAATATGCCAGTTGGTTCTAAGGTTCAGTTATCAGGATTTAATGCTACTCAAACATATAATGGAATACTTGGAGCTCGTTTAAATGGTGTTCATACTGTTGAAGCAGCTGACTTAGATGCTTATACTATTACTTTAACTGGCACTTCTAGTACATCTAATTTAACTGGATTTACTGGTGGAGAAAATATCTATGCCAGTGATAATATTTTGATGACTTCTATACAGGCAAATGCCCAAGTTCAAACATTCCCAGATGGTTCTTTAACATGGGAAGCGACCACAACATCTGGGCAGTCTGTAGATGGATCAGAAGTTCCTTATATTCAGAGCGTTATTCCAATTCCTGTCACAATCAATGATCGAACAGATTTTGCAGAACCACAGATAATTGCTTCTGAGTTAAATGAACAACAGTTACTTAGTGGGTCTAGATCCTTTGAGATTGCTGCTGTTATGAAATCTACAAACGACGCAGTTTCTCCTGTTATTGATACACACAGAACTTCCTTAACTGCAATTCATAACAAAATTAATAATGCGAGTCCTTTGAATATGAATATTAGCCCAGTAGATGATGTTCTTTTAGTAGACAATAGTACTGCTATCGCTTTTGCCAGCGATCGAATAACTACCTCAAATACACAAGTTAAAGAAAAACTTGCGTTTATACCTGTTGGTAGATATATTAGAATTGATGGAGCGGTTACCTCGGGTAATAGTGGAATTGCATTAGTTACAGAAGTAGCAGCTGATGGTTCGTATATTAAAGTCAACAAAACATTTACGATAGCTGCTGCTGGCGCAGGCACTGCTGGAACAATAGATGTTAATGTATTAAATAACTTTGTTGATGAAATTGCAACAACCAGAGGTTCACAATACAGTAAATATCTTTCTAAGAGAGTTAACTTAGCAAATCCTTCAACATTCTTTAATATTAGATTTGCTGCTTGTGTTCCAACATCTTCAGATGTGGATGTTTATTATAGACTTAATAAAGTTGGATCAACGACTCTATTTGATGAAACACCTTATACCAAAATAATTCCTGATGTTCCTTTGACAAAGTCTAATACTGGTCTGGATTTTACAGAAGTTGTATATAGCGCAAAAGACCTTCCTTCTTTTGATGCTGTGCAAATTAAATTGGTCTTTAGAACAACAAATAACTGTCGTGTACCAAGAATTAAAGATTTAAGAATTGTGGCTTGCGCATGACAGATTATTATAAAGTTGAAGGTAATGATAGTCTTATTAGAGATGGCTCTAGTAAGGCTATCATAAATACTAATGCTAAGGAATATCAGAACTACGTTGAGAAACGTAATATGATGGCTAAACAAAAACAAGAAATTGATAGTCTTAAAAAAGATATGTCAGAAATAAAAGAGATGCTCGCTACTTTAATAGGTAAACAATAATGGC